TTCGTAAGAATATGATGAGGGTAAAGATCCTCTATCTCTATATGACAAATAAAAATCATCTAATAAATTTTTTATTCGTCCACAAGATCTACATTTTCTTTCTAAAAATAAAAGGTGTTCTAAATCTACTTGATCATCCAAATCCATTTAAATATAATCCCACATATAACTTCTATCACCATATTCGTCAAAATGCCAAGTATCTCCATCATTATCGGTAAATGATGTTCCACTTTCCAATCCTGTAGATATAAAACCAAAAGGTGACATATCTGCTTCTATTTGATCTTCTTGCTCTTCATAAATTCTTTTGCGAATATCATCATTTGTCATCTCCTTGAAATATGGTTGTGCAACTAACCAAGCAAAAATTACAAGGCACATCATTAAATCGTCATTGCAACCTTCTTCTGCCATGAATGTACTACTTTTCTGAATGAAAGTTGTCATTTCACTAATAATTTCATAATCATTTGTTAGTAACTTATCATCTTCTATTAGTGTTCTTAAATTAGAACAACCCAGTTTTTTAACTGCGGCAGTCATCCTAATACCAAGATAAGATTTCTTTCCACTAAATCCAGTTCCAACTATTTGCCCTGCTCTACCCCTTTGTGAACACATTAAAATATTATCATACTCTAAATCATAATGTAATATGTTTGCTATCTGATCTCCAATATCATTAATTTCTACCAAAATCCAAGCATGATTGTATGCCTTTGCAACAGGTTCTATAACACTTGGAAAAAGCATAGGTTTTATTTCATTATTTCTATACTTTGCAACTACTTTATATGGGAAAGAAGTTATATCAACAACAACAAATGCCGAATAATCATTTCCTATTCCGCGAGCAACATCAACAGTAATCATATAATTATGATCTTCTATTGGGTCTTCATAAACATCTAACCCTTTATTTCTTTTTATTGGATCTTCATATACTAAATTTCTTAATTTAGATGGATTGATCAACGTATCAACCGATCCTAAAAATTCACATTCAAACTCAACTTTAAATTGTTGTTCTGAAGTGTTTGCAATTGTAGATGCTTTCCATTTCTCATCTCTTCCAGGAACTTCAGACCAGTGAACATCTGTTGGCACATATTCATTTTTACCTCTTTCTGCATCATGCCACTTGCGGTAAAAATGGTTCATACCACGTGGGGTAGAAACAATAATTACTTTTGTACTTTGACCAGATGAAATTGTAGGATATGTTGATGCAAAGAAATCATCTGCAATATGGTTTGGGATGAATGCAAATTCGTCCAAAAAGATGATGTTGTATGATCCACCACGAACTGCTGAAGCACTTGTAGAAGCAGCTACTATTTTAGATCCGTTTTCTAACTCCAGAGAACCCCTGTTCCACTGAAGAACTCCTTGCTGCATCCACTTTGGTAAATTCTCATATGCGAGTTGTAGGCGCTGCAGGAGATCTCTGGCAGTTGATGCTTTGTTTGCTAATATTGCAATATTTACGTTATCGTTAAAAACCGCATAGTGTAAAAGATATGAAACACATGTAGTAGATTTACCCGTCTGACGAGGCATCTTACAGATATTAAATCTGTGTTTGTGGAAATTGTTAATTAATTTTTCTTGAAAAGGATATAAACTAAAAGGAACTAAACCATGATCAAGAGAAACAATTTTGATATAATTCTTTGCAAAATAAACAGGATCCTCTTTACATTTAAAGAACTCAATAATTTGTTCTTGAGTCCATGAAAATGAGGTATTTGCTCGCTTTAAGTTTGGATTTGATAAGTAAGCATCAGATTGCTTAAGTTGAATATCTTGAATTGACATAAAAATTACCTTTGTTCAATCCAGTTTAATACTGCAAGTGCTTTTTTGTTAGTATTAGGACTTGCACAAACAAGAGTATAGGTGTCACTAATTGTTCCAATGCCACTTCTACCTAACTGAAGTGCCGCTTTAATATCAAGATCAACTAACGCACCACTACCATTAATTACAAAACCACTCAAAAGATCACTTCCACCAGATACTGCAGTTTGAGTGATATTATACTGCATAAAAGAGTTTGGATCGGGATGATTTACCCAAGTTCCTCCAGTCAGTGTTGCATTTTGTAGAAGTTGCCAATAAACATTCGTATTATCATCAGTTGCTGCCTGTAATGATCTCAAAAGCATTACACCAGTTAGATTATTGGATTTTAAACGAATGCTTATAATTGGATAGAATGTATTTGCGGATGTCATCGTTGTCCCTGTGATGGGATTTGATATGCTCAAAAGAGTTCCAAGTTTTTCTGGTTCTCCTTCCTGGATAAGAGAATTGGAACCTTGATAAAGATAATGAGTTCCTGCAACACCAGTTACATTTTCTATCTCAAGACGAATGGGAAGGAATGGAGTAGAACACCAAACTCTATCTTGAGTGTTTGAGTTATCAAAAGTATGACTTTTAATGGTTTCACCTTTCATTAACCAATTAAAATCCACTGTTCCTGCACCATACCACTCATAAGAAATGGAAATCATCTGTTGTTTTGTTGGGTCTGCGGTTACACCAGTCCAACCATTACCATCAAATTTTTCACCATTCCATTCATCTCTACCAACTCTTATTTCTGTAGTAATTCCAGTTGTAGATGTGCGAATTACATATGAATATGTTCCCCCATCATCCTCAAAATAAGCACCATTATAATCATCAAACAATCCAAATCTTCTGCGAATACCTACCTGCGGTGTTTCTAAACGAATTGCGAATGCAAGTGTTGCTGGTCTTCCAGGAATGTATCTCATTACATTCTTGGTTTGTCTGATGATTTTACTTCCTGCAGTAGAACCAACTTGCATAACAACATTACTAGCATTAACATTATGAGTTGCGGTTCCGACACCAACAATTCTCTCATCCCAAACATCAGTTTCTTTTCCATACTGGAAGGTATTAAAGAAAACTGTTTGGAACGGAGCAACTTTTAATCTATTGTTATTAGAAAACTGAGGTCTCCAGTCTGTCTGGTTCCCCCAGTGATCTGCAATATTGAAGGTTTCAAAAAGACTTCTTTCTTGGTTTAAGAAATCTTGTGTAGTCTTATTCCACTGAGCCATTATTCACCCCATGCCAATCTTTCTGGTTGATATCTTTGTGTGTTTTTAATTTTTAAAGAACTTTGGTTAGATGCTGGATAAATGTTATGAACAATTGCTCCTGGATACTCATCTTGAAGTTGTTCTGTGAGTTCATTTCTAGTCATCTCCTTCCCTTCAACTTCCATACGATATAGTTTTCCTTCCCAAACTACATCTGCAAAGAAAGATTCAGTTGCTTGTTCTGGTTGAGAACCTCCTACATTTAGAGTTCCATTAAAATCACCATTAATGGTGATACTTTCTTTTAAAAATTCTTGAAAACTTTTCATTTTTATCACCACTTAACTTTGTTTGCCCAATATGCAGCGGACATTGGTCCTCGTGCAATATTTTTTGCGTGTCTGGTCTTAAATCTATTGCGACGACTTGCATACTCTTCGGACTCTCCTTTTTTCTTTGGAGAACCTTTTACACCTCTTTGTCCAAAGCGAATAATCTTTTCTTTACCACCAGAACATGCCTTTACAACATGAGACTTACCCGTGAGCGAGTCGCCCACGGGATCAGACTTTGGGGAGTTACATTTCATCTTTGATTTTTCAACCTTTTCCATAAAATATTGAAATGTTTTCCCTTCAGAAACGGATTGTTGCTTACTTCCTCTCCAAACTCCATTATCATCAACAATTGGTTTCATATGTTCTGGACCAATTATATCCACAACATTAGCAAACGTATTTCCATTTGCATCTTCAATAGATACAGACTCTTTGCGAATATCTGGAAGTTTTGCTCCAGTTGCTCTTGGTTCTTTACCTTTTGGATATGCTGGTTTTCCACCACCAAGTCCAGATTTTGGTTTTAATTTTGGTTCATTAGAAACACTTTCTGCCTTCATTTCGCCACTATCTACATAATCTGCTGCACTATCTAGATAATCTGCCGCCTTTGTAATTTTTGATTGAACCCATGCTTCAATATTTCCTTCTCCCTTCATTTTCTTTTGAAGTCTTTTCGCAGCAGAAATAATAGTTGAAATTTCTGAACGAGCCATAGAATGCTCATGATCCTTTTCTTCATTTGCGGGATGGGGTTTATTGGGATCATAAGAATTTGATCCTAAAGCAACTGGTGAAGAAAACATGTCCCAATATTTTGGTCCATATTTACAAGCACTTCTAGTTTCTTCTTTTTGACATCTTGGGCAATACCTTACCATTTCAACTTGCTCTGGAACACAATTTGGAACTTCGCGACCATTTTTCATTTTTGTTCCTTTAGCAACTTTACCAGGCCAACACTTACTAGCACCTACATTTTTACGTGCCTGTTTCAATCCTTCTTCAATATCTAAAGTTTTTGGATATCCTTTTTCTCCGGGTTTTTTGGGAGGTTTACCTGCCTTTCTGCGGGCATGAATATTTGCCCAAAGACCTTTTCCTTCAGTAACATCCTTAAATTTTTGATGTTCTTTTTTTGCAGATGCTTCCATTTTTTTAAGTCTTGTGTAGTAATCTGGTATTTCGTCCAAATGTTGAAGTGCTATCTCTTTAGCAAGTTCATGATCTTTTGTATGCTCATGTTCTATGGGTTCTCCAATATCCAACTGTTTTTGTACAAAAGAAACCTCAAGACGATGCTTTTTGGCAATCTCCTCAACAGTTTTAACTGGTTTTATCTTACCCACAGATAAATTTTCTTTACTCTTTATTATTTAGAAAACCTTGCTTTAATAGTTTAGATAATTCCGCAGTAGAACCAACAAATAAAGCATTATTTGTTACGTTGTTAGTGGTTCTTGTTGTTTCTTCTTCAACGTCTTTTAATTTTTTCTGTAAGTCTATCAATTTATCTGTAGTATCAGCAACGTTTTTAATAAGTTGTCCAGCAACTTCATACGCTCTTGGACTTCCACCCTCACCAGCAAGTTCCATAATTCCATTAATTGCTTCTTGCCCCTTTTCAATTAAAGAGTATAGATTTGCTCTTGTGTACTCATAATCTTTTTTTATATCATTTTCTTCAGTTTTGATAATTTCAATTTCACAATTTTTAGAATCACTTTCAATAATTTCACTACTGATGTTTAATGCTTTATCCAATTTATCGTAATTATTTTTCATATTGTTTAAATGTCAGTTTGTTGTGTGGAACTGTATGTTCTGCTGTCATCAAAATATTCCCAAGATCCATCAAATCCAAAATCATCATCTGGATCTGCATTTGCTGGATCTGGTTGAACGGTATATCTCATTTCGCGTTTTGCAGAAACTATATCAGTGCTCGTATGAGTATCAACTTGAACTTTGCGAATTAATCCATCAGTTGTAGATGCAACAGGACCAAACAGATAAGTTTTTGCAGTAAACTGTAAAGTATAAATTAAAGCTCTTCTTGACGAAAAATCACCTTCATAATCATCTTGAAAAGAAATATTATCTAGTACTACTGGTATATCTCTCTTTTCCCCAATAGAATCTACTAGATCTACTGTTAAATTGAATGATGGTTGAAAATATGGTAAAATTTGTTCTATAATCTGTAAGGAATCATCATTTAATTTACTTAAAATATTTAATTCAAACCCAATATTGTAAGGAACTGGTAAATAAACTTTTTTTAAATTTTGTCCATCAGATGCTTTGAATGTTTGTGTAACTCCAGATTTTCTAGAAGAATCATATTGAATAGAGTTCATTTCAAATGACATTCTTGGTAATGTAATTTGAACAGGTTTATTCAAATTTGCTTGTTGTTCTATTCTTGCTAGAAATTTTTGAGAAGGACCATAAGAAATAGGAACTCTTATTTCACTGTAAGTATCTCCTTCACCATCTTTATGCTTAATATACAATTGATTAAATAATGTTCCGAATGAAACAATTGTTTTTCTAATAATTTCGTGATAGTAATAAGTTCCTAGCATTAGTAATTACCAAATGGGTTTGATTCTGTGAAATCTAGAATTAGATCTGCCTCTTCTTCTATTTCATCGTTTTGTTCATATTTATCAGAAAATTCTGTTCCAGACGTTACTTTTAATGTATATCTTGCGGAA